CTTTGTGGATTGACACTTCAGACTTGGAAAACTATCCTAAACTATACCGTTGGCAACCAGTCAACACCATTCAACAATGGGTGGAAATTGATACCACAGACCAGGTCACCCAGAATGGTATCTTGTTTGCGGATGCACGATGGGCACCCAATGGTACCACTGATCCTGTGTCAGATCCTGAACCCAGTATTGAAGATTTGCTGGTGAGTGATTATCTTGATCCAGATGCTCCAGATCCTGCACTGTATGCACAAGGTACCTTGTTGTTCAACACACGACGTTCAGGTTACAATGTCAAGAGTTTCCAAAGCAACTACTTCACAACCACAGCCACTGACTATGCAATTGATGCTTGGTCAGCCAGTACCACCTATGTGTACAATGATTTTGTGAGTTACAATGGTACTATCTATGTTTGTATTTTGGCTCCCACAGCCAATCAGAATCCAAGCAATACCACATACTGGGACGTGCTGGTTCTCAATACCTGGCTAACTGCATCAGGTAACCGGGACGATGGAGCCATGTGGTCAGGTCGTTTAGCACAACGCCAATTGGTTATTCAAGCACTCAAGAGTGGCATTGACACCAGCACCACAGCCCGTGAGGACCAGACACAGTACAACATACTGGCCACACCTGCTTATCCAGAGTTGACACCAAACATGATTGCACTCAGCAACGAGCGCAACAATACCCTGTTTGTTGTGGGTGACACTCCCATGCGCCTGGGACCAGATGGCAACAGCCTGGTGGCATTTGCCACAGACAACAATGGCCTAGGACAGCCCAACGGTGACGGTAACTCAGCCACCAGCAACTACTGCGGTGTGTTCTACCCAAGTTGCCAGACCACTGACCTTGGTGGCAACACAGTGGTTCAACCTCCAAGCCACATGATGGTACGCACAATTCTGCGTTCAGATGCAGCCAGTTATCCATGGTTTGCACCAGCTGGCACACGTCGTGGAGTGGTTGACAATGCCTTGTCGATTGGTTACATCAATGCACTGACAGGTGAGTTTGAGCAAATTGGTGTGAGCCAAAGTGTACGTGACATTTTGTATGAGCGCAATATCAATCCAATCACGTTCATTCCCGGAATCGGTATCACCAACTTTGGTAACAAAACATCCAGCACAGTGACCACTGCCTTGGACCGCATCAACGTGGCACGACTGGTGGCATTCTTGCGTGGACGCCTGGAAGAAATTGGCAAACTGTACTTGTTTGAACCCAATGACACAATCACACGCAATCAAATCACCAATACTGTCAACAGCCTGATGATAGACCTAGTGGCCAAGCGTGCCTTGTATGATTACCTGGTGGTTTGCGATTTAAGCAACAACACTCCTGCACGTATTGATGCCAATGAATTGTGGGTGGACATTGCGATAGAACCTGTAAAAGCAGTGGAATTTATCTATATTCCTTTGCGTATCAAGAACACAGGCGAGATTGCAGCTGGGGGCTAACACAATCGGGGGCTGATTTTTCAGCCCTCGTTCTAGGTAAATAAACACAACAGGAGATAACAAATGGCAAGTGCATCACTAAACAAAATGACAGTACCCTTAGCAAGCGATCAATCCGCGAGCGCACAGGGCCTGTTGATGCCCAAACTCAAATATAGATTCAGAGTATTGTTTCAAAATTTTGGTGTAAGTAATGAAACCACCGAACTGACCAAACAAGTGGTCAGTGTAGCAAGACCCAATCTAACATTTGAAGAAATCGCATTACCAATTTACAACTCAACACTTAAGTTGGCCGGACGCCACACCTGGGCTGACATTGCATGTTCAGTACGTGATGATGCATCAGGCAGTGTTATGACCTTGGTTGGCGAACAGTTTCAAAAGCAATTGGATTTCTTGGAACAAGCATCAGCAGCAGCCGGTATTGACTACAAGTTTGTGACCAATATTCAAATTCTCGACGGTGGAAACGGAGCAACTGAACCCACTGTGCTGGAAAATTGGGAACTCTATGGCTGTTACCTCAAAGGCGCAGACTACGGTGAATTAAATTATGGCACCAACGAAGGTGTCACAATTGCCATGACCATTGCCTATGACAATGCAGCACAAACAGCCACATCAGTCAATGACGGTGGTGTTGGTACTATTGCATCAGGACTCGGGCGTACCATTGGTGGAGCCGTGACAGGCGTTGGCGCTACCGCTTAAAGGTTAGTGCATGCCAACATTTGGTCAACAATTCGCGCAAGGATTTACTGAAGTCAATGCCTTGCGTGATTACACTCACGCCAGCAAGGTATTCACACCCAATTCGTTTGAACTCAAGCCACGTTATAAGTTTTTATTTCATGTGGTGTTTACCATCAATGGACAAATTCCTGGAGTGTCTTCGTATCTGGGAGTACAAGGTGCAACACAGTTGAGTTATGTGGTCAAAACAATTGACCTGCCCAAGTACACCATTGCCACGGAAACTATGAATCAATACAATCGCAAGCGTGTGGTGCAGACCAAGATCAACTATGATCCTGTTAATGTTACTTTTCATGATGATGCCGGCGATAATGTGAGAAAAATGTGGTACGCCTACTACAATTACTATTACAAGGACGCTTCACAACAGTATCTGGCCGCTTCCGCAACCAATGGTAGTCTGGGCGAAAGTGCCAACAAGGTCACAGGATTTGGATACAATACCAAGGACATCTACAACAACTCACGTGTGGGTGATGTCAACGACTGGGGTTACATTGGTGAATCCTACAATGATGGCACCAGTAGTGCATCAGGCAAACCTCCTTTTTTTCTTGACATACAAATTGTGGGATTTGATCAGCACAAGACAGCCACCTATGTGTTGATCAACCCGCTGATTACCAATTATGCCCATGATCAATATGCCTATGCCGAAGGCGCCGGCATCATGCAAAACAGTATGACCATCGCGTACGAAACTGTGAAATACTATGCAGGTGTAGTGGGACGAGACAGACCTGATCCCAAGACAGGCTTTGCTGATCCCAGTCATTATGATCAAACTCTCAGTCCAATCAGTCGACCAGGCAGTCGTGCCACTTTCATGGGTCAAGGTGGATTGTTGGATGCAGCAGGAGGAATCATAGAAGATTTGTCCAGCGGTGGACCTTTAGGACTTATTGGTGCTGTGCAAAAAGCAGGTACTACTTACAACACATTCAAGAATAAAAATCTCAAGAGTATTGCAGTGAGCGAGACAGTGGCTCTGGGCACAAAGGTGATCAAAGGCACTGCAATTCCACAGGCCATGCGTCAAATTCCCGGACGAAGTAGCGGCATGTATTATCCTGTGCCGGCCGATCTAGGCGCAAATCGCGCAGATAATATTGATGTGGGTGGCGGATTTAATCCTGCAGGACGACGTTAATTATGCCAAGTATCAATTATACCAATTACAATATTGATCAAACTGTGCGAGTGTTTGATGCATTCTACGACTATGATGTGAACATCTCTGCAGGCGAGTATGACATTGTCAACAGCTATTTCCGATCAGTAATGACCACAAAACAAGCCGCAGATAACTTTACTGCTAGCCTGTTTAGAGTGGCAGAAGACACCAATATACCTGCACTGACTTTGTTGGAAACATTTCAGGCCAGTGGTGCTGAATTGGATCTCAACATCAACATGGCCTACTATCTCAACAGCATCAGAAGCCGCGCCACACTGTTGGGTGTAGGTATTCCTGTAACACCAAACTACTACGCGGCTAGAAACGTAGTGCAATAATGGCACACTGGGCACAAGGCACATACACTGTGATCAACCGTGCCAAGTATGTGGGCAACGGTGAACCACGCTACAGATCGGGTTGGGAATTGTCATTTATGCGATTCCTGGACTCAAACGATAGCGTATTACAATGGGCAAGTGAAAGCGTGGCGATTCCATACCGTCATCCGTTGACAGGCAAAATGACAAGATACATTCCGGATTTCTTAATGACATATCGCACTAGAGACAATCAAATGCGAGCCGAGTTAATTGAAATTAAACCTAAAAAACAAAGTGTAATCGAAAGCAAAATGAGCAATCGTGATCGTGCTATAGTTGCTATCAATTATGCTAAGTGGGCGGCTGCCCAGAAGTGGTGCAAACAACAAGGATTGACCTTTCGCGTTATTACTGAGGACCAGATGTTTCGGAATGGTAGACCATAAATAAAAGTGCGAGTCGCGATGCGCTAACATCCACCCGCTCTATGATTGAAAGGAATCACAGCATGAATACTTATTATGTTTACGCATATCTGCGTAAATCTGACTTAACCCCATACTACATAGGAAAAGGCACCGCCGGACGTGCCTGGTCTGCTGACCATCGTGTCAAAGTACCTGTAGATAAACATCGCATTGTGATTGTTGAAAACAATCTTACTAACATCGGTGCATTAGCCATTGAAAGACAACTAATCAAAT